AAGAAAATATTATCAGAAGTTAAGTGATAAAGAATCAATTTTTAACTATTTAAATAAAAAGTATGAACGCACAAGAAGCAATTTTAAAAATAAAGGCGTTGTTTGATGACAACATTTTGCCAGTTGAAGCCGAAGATACTAAGGTTGAAGAAACTAAAGTTGAGATGGCTGAATATTCTTTAATGGATGGCACTAAGGTTGAGATTTCAGCTTTAGAGATTGGCGGATTGGTTACTCTTGAAGGCAACCCAGCACCAGTTGGAGATCATGAGTTAATGGATGGAACGGAAATCACTTTAGATGAAAATGGGATGATTACTGCAATCGAAACGAAAGTTGTTGAAGCAAGTCCAGAGGTTGATGTTGAAGCTGGTTATGACAAGAAGAAAGTTGAAGAAATGGCAGAAGCGTTTGAAGCAAAGATTGCTGAATTAATTGAGGCTAATAATGCAAAGATTGCTGAACTTGAAAACAAGGTAAAGCATGGATTTCAACAAGTAGCTGATTTGATTGAATCAATTTCAAAAACTCCGACCGAGGATCCAATTAAAAAACCAAATAGCTTTACTGAATTTGTAAAAACAAACAGTATAAAAGAGGACAGAATTAACAAGTACAGAAACGCAATTTTAAACAAATAAAAATAAAAAACGATGGCATTTGACGTATCAGCTTTAGCAGCATACACAGAACAGAACGAAGCCTTATTGGTAACGGATTCAGTTTTAGGCGCAAAAACTGCCGCTTTAATTAAGAGCGCAGGAAACGTAATGATTGGCGTGAAAAGCGCAGAAACAATCAACATAATGGACACAGACGCAATATTCCAAGCTGGTGGTAGCTGCGGATTTACTGCATCAGGTTCAACAACTTTCACGCAAAGAACTGTGACTGTTGGTAAAATCAAAGTAAATGAGGCACTTTGTCCAAAAGACTTAGAGGCTAAGTATTTGCAGAAGGCTTTACCTACTGGTTCAATGTACGATAGCATTCCTTTCGAGCAGGAATTTGCTGATAAGAAAGCAAAGACAATCGCTTCTCAGTTGGAAACTGCATTATGGCAGGGAGATACTGATTCAGTTAACGTAAACCTTAACAAGTTTGATGGGTTAGTTAAATTGATCGGTGCAGCAACTGGTCCGGTAGCTGCTAATGCTTCAGGCTTTATCTCTGGTGCGCCAATTAGTGCTGCAACTGGAATCATTGCTACAAACGTAGTTTCAATCTTTGATGGTGTTTATAAGGCAATACCTGCTCAGGTAGTAGCTGCTGATGATATGACTATCTTCTGCGGTCAAGATGTATTCAGAACTTATACTATTGCATTGAAAAATGCTAATATGTTTAACTATTCTTTTGATGGAAAGGCTGATTCTGAATTTGTATTGCCGGGAACTCCAATCAAAGTTATTGCTTTGGCAGGATTGAATAGCACAAACAAGATTTATGCTTTGAGACTTAGCAACTTATTCTTAGGAACTGACTTGCTAAATGAAGAAGATAAATTCGAAATCTTCTACGCAAAGGAAGCAGATCAGGTTCGTTTTGTATCTGAGTTCAAAATGGGTGTGAACGTAGCGTTCCCAGACGAAATCGTTAAGTTCATTTTATCATAATAATGGGAGGTAAAACTCCCAATTTTTTAAATAATTAAATAAGAAAGATATGGCATGTGCATTAACACAAGGGTATAGCTTAGATTGCAGAGATAGTCTTGGAGGCATTGTCGAAGTATATTTTACAGAAGCAGCAAACGTAACTGCAACAACCGAAGCGAGTGGTGTAATAACTGCTTTGACTAAGGCTGCTGGTAAGCGTTTTTGGAAGTATGCTTTAGTAAAAGACACTTCAATGTTTAACCAAACGATGACTGCTTCAGTAGCAAACGGAACTGTTTTCTATGGTCAGGAATTGCAGATCATCTTAAATAAGCTACAAACCAATACAAGAAACGAGTTGCTTTTATTAGCGCAAAACTCTTTAGTTGCAGTTGCAAAAGATAGCAACGGAATATATTGGTACTTAGGTAAAACCAGAGGTATTGATATGACTGCAAACGCAGCTTCAACCGGAACTGCTCAGGGCGACAGAAGTGGATTTACATTGACTTTTACTGGTTCTGAACCAGCATTAGCACCAAGCGTACTTGGAACTGTTGCATCTGCTTTAGAAACTCCGGGAGTATAAATTTTCATTAGTGTTTGGGGAAGCCGTTGATCAGTTGGTCAGCGGTTTTTTTATTTTGTAAAATTTACATCACTTTGCTATTTAGTGATATATGATCAGGTTAACCAAAGGACAAACACATTTAGTAATATTGACATTAACTGAAAAACAGTTATTGACTAACCCGAATTATTTATTTGTATTCACGAATCGAAGCGCAAATACAGAGATAAAATTTGTTAGCTTAAACAATACCGATTTAAGCGTTTATAAGGATCGGTACAATGAGTTTAGCTTTGTTACAAATACTAATTTTGCAAATGCTTTAAATGGTCAATATGATTATGTTGTTTATGAACAAGCAAGTTCAAGCAACACTAATCCTGCTGGATTAAATGAGTTGGAATCGGGTATTATGGAATTAGTCGGAACTGCTTTTGAGTTCACAGAATATACAACAACAGATACTTACAAAATCAGACAATAAATGGATCTACGAGTAGTCACATTTGCGGAGGCAAGGCAACCAGAATTTAAAGAAAAGAAAGGTGAGGGATACATTCAGTACGGAGATCGTAACGATTACCCAAATTATTTAGTCGATCTATTCAATAAGTCTGCCAAGCATAATGCTATCATAAAAAGCAAGGTTCATTATATTTCAGCTAATGGATGGAAAGGTAGCGAGGCAGCAGAGCCATTTATTGAGAAAGTCAATCGAATGGAAAGCCTTAACGATCTGACAAGAAAGGTTTCTTTAGATGCGGAATTATTCGGCGGTTATTATTTAGAAATTATCTTTTCAGCTACCGGGCAGTTATCAGAAATATGGCATTGTGATTATACCAAAATCAGAACCAACAAGGACAATACACAATTCTGGTACAAAGAGGAATGGAATGATCGTCTGGAAAAGCCGCAAGTTTATCCAGCATTTAATCCTGCTATCCCAAAAGGAAAACAGATTCTTTATGTCAAGGAATATCGCCCAAACATGGGTTTTTATTCTTTGCCTGGTTACTTCGGTGCGCTTAATTACATAGAATCAGATATTGAAATTTCTAAGCACGTTTTGGGAAATGCTCAGACTGGATTTTCTGCAAGTAAATTAATCACGTTACCAAACGGAGAGCCTTCAGATGAGGAGAAAAGAAACATTGAAAAAAGGTTCACAAACAGATTCTCAGGATCCGATGGAAAGAAATTCATTTTAGCGTTCGTAAATGATAGCGCGAGAAAGCCGATAGTTGATGATCTTGGTACTTCCGATATTACTAAAGAGGATTTCGGGCGTGTAGATTCATTGATTCAGACTAATATTTTCAGCGGTCATCAGATTACTACTCCTTCCATTTTCGGTATTGCTGAGGCTGGAAAGCTGGGTTCACGTTCAGAGATGCGCGACGGTTACGAGATTTTTAAAAATACGTATGTAAATAGTAAACAGATGCATTTGGAAAGTGTGTTCAATATGCTTTTTAAATATCGGGGTATTGCAGAACCTGAGTTAAGCATCATCCCGACTGAGCCGATCGGTTTTGACTTCAGCGAAAATTTACTTAAAGACATTGCACCTAAAGAGTGGTTATTAGAGAAGGCTGGAATTGATATTTCAAAGTATGAGCCAGTAGTGCAACCAGCACAATTTGCAGACGATTTCAGCGCATTTTTTGAGTTTGGTGAAGCAAAGGAAGGATTCAATATTTGGAAGCAAAAGGAAAGGTTTGACGATGATTCAGAGCATCAAATGTTTGCAGAAGTAAATCAGTTACAAGCTAATGTTTTGGACTTGATGTCAAAGGATAAGCGCATTACTGCGGAAGTATTAGCAACAACCTTAGATCAGAGCGTTGATACGATTAATTTGGTAATCAAATCGCTTGTTGATAACGGATACGTGCAAGTTAATGAGTATGTTATCGGAGAGGGCATTGATGAAAACACAATCACAGAGCATATTTTAACAGAACCATTGGGCGATATTCTCTTAAAGGTCAAGCCGCAAACAAAAGAGATTTTAATTAGGTATTCCTATGAATGGAAAAAAGGATTCAATAACCGGGATAAGAAAACAAGCAGGCCGTTTTGTGTGGCTTTGTTGGAAGCCGATAAAATGTATTCACGTTCAGAAATTGAAAGCCTAAGCGCAAGATTAGGTTATTCAGTCTGGGATCGTCGGGGCGGTTGGTACACAGAACCAGGAACTGACAAGCACAGTCCAAGTTGCAGACATCAATGGGTCTCTAATATAGTAACAAGAAGATGAGCAAGAACACATTATTTATTTCCGTTCAATCAATCAAAGATAGAACCGGATTACATGCAAACGTAGATGAGAAATTGGTTCTGCCTGAGATTAAGACTGCGCAGGACATGTATATTCTCCCAGCTTTAGGTTCAGCGTTGTATGGTGAATTACAAACTGCGGTTGAGGCGGCTACATATACCCAGCTTCAAACAACTTTATTGGATGACTACATAGTTGATTGTCTTATTTATTTCGTGATGTCGGAATTACCTCAGGGTTTATCGTTTCAATTTTACAATAAAGGACTTTTACGCAAGACTGGCGAAAATCAAGAATCTCCTTCAATGCAGGACATGATTGATGTTGCAAATAGATACAAGGCAAGAGCGGAGTTCTATAAGCAGCGATTAATTAAATACCTAAAGCAGAACAATGCTTTATATCCTAATTATTTAAATTTTGGTTCTGGTATTGATTCAATTAAACCAGATAACGAAGGTTACACAGTTAGCATGTATCTCGGCGATGCTTGTTGTAATAATGATTATATGGAGGATGGTAAGCGCAGAAAAACTTTTTCAGAACGTTATCAGGGAAATATAGGATGTTGTTAAATGAGCAAAGAGGTAAATTTCAAAAATCAAAATAAGCTAAAAGTTTATTTAGAAAAATCTAAAAAAAATGACGTTAAATCAGATAGTAAAAGAGTTAACCAAACTGGGAAACGATCACGAACAAATTAATTTTGTTTATTTCGGTGATGTGTGGGAAAGGTTAAGCAATGGTGAGGTCACTTACCCTGCTATGTTTTTTACTTTGACTGGTGCAACAGTAGGGGCTAAAGAAATAGCATATTCGTTTAGTATGTATTTTATGGATCGGATGCTGATGGAAGAAACAAACGAAACAGAGGTTTTATCGGACATGACACAAGTTGCTGGAGATATAGTTGCTCAGTTGAGATACCCAGAGGATTATTCAATAGTAACCTGGACGCCTTCAACAAATATGCCTTTAAGTTTTTTTACTGAGAGTGATCCAGATTTATTGGCAGGTGTAAAGTTAGATACTACCTTAACTGTGCCGTTCTTAAATGATAGATGTCAAGTACCTTCTAATTATCAATTTTAATGGAATCGAAAAAAATAAACCAATTAGCAACGGAGTTATCTCCTGCGCTGGATGACTTGACAATAATCGGAGATCCGACAACCGGTATAAGTAAAAAGATTACGCTATCACAGATGGCTTCTTTATTTACCGGGACTGTGGAGGAGTATGCAAATCTTGCGGCTTTTCCTTTGGTTGGTGTTGCGGATACGATTTACATCGCTTTAGATACCAACGTATTATATCGTTGGAATGGTAGTGCTTATGTTGAATTATCTCCAAACATTATTAACTCTTTGGTATTTAGCGACGCAAACGGATTTGATGGCACAATTACTTTAGTGGGTTCGGTTGCAACTTTGACAATTACAACTGCTTTGACTTTGGGATCCCTGCCGTTCATTGGTGCTTCGGGTGCTTTAATTCAGGACAATGCTAACTTGTTTTATGATGATACAAATAATAGGTTAGGAATCGGAACAAATGCGCCAACTACGCCGCTGGATGTTTTCGGATCTGGGATTATTGCAAGGATAAACGGAACATCAACAAACAACGGATTTTTAGGATTTGCAAGTGCAGGTACAAATAAATGGTCGCTTGGAAATGTTCAGTCTGACCATAGATTTAGAATTTTCAGCGAGGCAAATTCTGCTGAATTGGTTTCTCTTTTGCAAACTGGGGAGTTTGGAATCGGGATTGCGAATCCAACAACAAAATTTCACGTTGATGGAGGTGCAACTGCGCTAATTGCAAACTTAGATGCTAATGTAAGTATTGCCAAAAGCCTTAGTTTTCGTTCAGATAATTCCAATAGAATAAACTTAGAAGTCAGCGGAGCGGAATCAGGATCAGATGCTGGTGCTAATTTCTTTATCCGTAGGTATTCAGATGCAGGGGCATTGATTGATACACCTTTGACAATTACCAGATCAACCGGATTAATAACTTTAGCAACTGCTTTATCTGGTACAACTGCCGTTTTTAGCGGAGCGGTGGGGGTTGGAATATCAACTCCCTTTACCTTGACTAATTACAACTTTGTAAATACAGACGGAGTTTCAGGTGGTGGAATATACATGAGTAAGGGAGGCGTCGGCAAAGCGGTTGTTTATTCGGCAAACGATGA